CCGCGCCAGCCGCTTGTGTGGGTTGACGATCAAACAAGTTCTGAACATCCTGTGCCAGATCCGCTTGAACCATCTCAGGTGTAACACCGGAACCCATATACTGTCTTTGAGGTCCTGCAACGTCAAATACCGTACCAGGATAATCAAGCTGTTGCTGGAGAATGTTCCCAGATCTAGCAACAACAGATTGTGGTGGGCCTTGAAGCTGGCTGTCTGAAAGCGCACCTTGCAAATCATCAACCGTTGGTGTTGGTAGTGAACCAAAGCCTGCCGAAGGACTTTGATCCGTGATCATTCCTGCATCAGCCGTAGCCATACGCGCCATGTCAGCCGGAGAAGTGCCTAAAACGTTGGCCGCAGTGGCGGCTTCGGGCAAGGTGGTAATGCCAGTGCTAAATACCGCTGCTCGATTTCTGGCCGCGATAGCTTCCCGCTCCGCTTGCTCTTCTGGAGTCAAGTTCATGGCGGCAATCGCCGCTGTGTTACGAGCCGCAAGATCGTCTATCTTCTGATCTGTCGTCAACGCCGCCCTTTGCGCAACGGTTAGTTGAGGGCGTGCAAAAGGATCCTCTCCCATCATTCGGGCAGTCTGTTGCTCCGGAGTTAGAGGAGGCTGTCCACCAGACATGCCTTGTGTAAAAGCAAGCTCGTCATCAAGACCCAATGCCGCCGCAGGCTGAGTGATATCACCAACATTCGCCAAAGCCGAACTAGCAGGAGCGCCAGCCAACCTGCCAGCCGCCGCCGCACGCTCTAATGCCGCTTGCTCCTTTCGAGCAACTTCCGCCGCTAGACTCGCCGCACTGCGAGATAAGACGCCGTCTGATATTTCTCTGCGAACAATCTCATCAGCATCAGCACCTACGACTCCTTGTAGCGCCAATTCGTTCATACGAGCAACGCGATCACGGGTCGCCTGCTCTCGCGCAAACTGCTGCTGCGCCATAGAACGCTCAAAGTCCGTGGCATTGCCAGAAGTCACAACACTCTTCGTGCCGTCCGGATTCGTAGATGTTACAGGATTGCCCTTGCCGTCAGTAACCGTGCCAGCTCTCGCCGCCGCCCTTTCACGAGCAGCCATCTCATTCGGATTAGAGCGATCTGGAACATCGCTGCCAGCATCATTGCCACTGTCAGTGCTTTCACCCATGCGTCAATCTCCAAGCATTACCCTGTCTACCATCAGGACGTTTCCAATACGCCACCTCATGATCGGTAACATCACTGAGGAACTGACGCATGTCTCTCGCAATATATAATACACTATCAACCGCCACCATGTCCATAACCCACAACTGATCGCCGCCAGTGCGCGAAAAAACCTCGCTGCCACTGTACTTGCGCGTCTCCCCCTCCTCAAATGTCAGAAAACACCAGGTGCAAAAACCAACTAACGAACCATCCCGCATCCAATACCGAACACGACCATGCTCTATCGCAGGAATGAAGCGGTAGCCAAGATCCCTGATCCGCTGATCCCTGTACCACGGCGCACTGTCCAACAAAACACACATACGACCAAACATCTCAAATGAATTTACATCAGAATTTTTTTCCATGCCCAGGGACTCCTTTAAGCATTCGTACAATTAATTTGTGGATCTTGCAACTTGAACCTTGGTTCAATGGAAAAACACGGGAATGAATCTACCCATCTAGGGTGGGAGGGTGGGCGCGCGCAGCGCCCCGCTTTGTCAAGGGGGTCGGGGGTATTTTATTTGCAATATTCCCCAATTTTTTTATCAAGTAACCCCTTTATAGTGTTGCATAGTGTCCTATAGTGTAGTAATGTCATAGGACATTAAGGGAAATCGGACGGCAATAGCCAAGCGACCCCAAAGCAAACCTAATCTGTATGGAGGATTACAATGGTTAAGACTAAATTTATCCGCGCTGGTGAATTCAACAATCTTGAATTGAAAGCGCAACACGCCATGGCTAAGGAAATGGTCAAGGCATGGACGCAAGCCAAGGCGGATATTGAGGCGGAGGCAATCGCGGCGGACATTGCATACAAGCAACCGCAGGATTTCAACGTCAAGGCCAAGGCGGCATATGTGCAAACGCGCATGATGTTCACTTGGAAATAACCAAACAGGCTAGGGCATAATGCCCTAGCCATTACCTAGCCAATGGAGGGCTAAACAATGACTAGAAAGAAAAATCTCTTCGGGAAAACTGCCGACAAAAACAAGCCATATGCGATTTACAGCAACGGCGATTTTTTGTGGAAAGTTTTGAAAACCTACAAGGTGGCAGACAATGAACAGAACGATCCTTACGCAAGATGGTTTTGTTTTGTAACGTCAAGCCTATGTCCTGAAGGTGAATATGGTGACACATACGCGCTGGACGTAAAGCAATACGGCCAGCTAATGCAATGCACGCCAGAATGGCGTGACGCATACAATGCGTAGTGTAAAAATAGGCATGGTGCTAGCAGGATTATTCCTGCTGGCATCAGCTCATCTAATCTTCGGGCTGGTGGAACCGCTCGATGATTTAGGCCATCAGATCATGCGACTAGCCATGATCCTACACGCTGGCGCAGCTTTTTATTGTGCTGGCTTATTGCACATCATGCGGAGGCGGCGCTAGTCGCCTCCCATCTTCTTTGATTGCTATAGTCTTACGCCTATAGCAGAGGGCGGCGCCCATAGTCGCCACCAGTATCACCAGTCCCGAACCCGACCCGACCCGAATCATAGCGAACCCGACCCGAACATTTAGTTTGTTTTGTGTTTGTTAATGTGTATAATCATTCTTGTAGGGAGTCGCGATGACCGCCGACCAGTGATGCGAACAGCTCTCCCTACTCTTTTCAACCTGTCTATGGAGGACAACAAAATGAATATCGTATTTATCACAGACCAAGGACATGGCTGGGGCATCGTTTCAAAAGAACAGCTCGCGGCTGCGCGGATGTCTGCGGCAGATTTCTCACAATGCTCATACCAAACGCCTAATGGTGAGATATACGCGCTGGAGGAAGATTGCGATTTTCCAAAGTATCTGAACAAACTTGACAGCATGGGAACCAAGTATGAGATCACAGATCGCTATGTTGACGAGGATCACAGAGACAATCCAAGATCATGGGATAGGATTTAGTTCCTCCATAGGACGGAAAGAGCGGCAGAGATGCCGCTCTTTTTGTTTGTGTTTAGTTTGTTATTAGTTATAATGAGATATGCAATAACCAATGGAGGATTAGATGCATAGACTAAAGTTTAGAAGTAAAGAGTTCGCGAGAATGATTGACCACATGGTCAAGCATGACCGCAAAATTCCTTATGTGGATGAGACCACAGATGAATATGGTTTGTGGCTTGTAAAGGATGAGGGCATCTATCTGATGTCACCATCATCAGAGCGTGACATTGTCAGCAAAAACAAATGTCACGTTATCTATGCGCGTGGATATTCTCCGCGCGTTAAGGATTTATGGGAAAAGACTCATGATGTGAGCGGAGATGATTTCGCGGAGTTTATCCCATTGTCAGAACAACAGATGATTCGTGTCCGCCGGAATGGTGAATTGGACATTCGTCTCTCAGAAACGGAGGTATCTATCTATGCCTAATTGGTGTCAGAATGTAATCTATGTGTCTCATGCAGACAAAAACAAGATGGTGGCGTTGAAAGACGCCATCATCAATGGCGAGATGTGCGACCATATCAAACCCATGCCAGAAGCATTGAAGGATACAACATCTCCTTCAGACTCTCCTAATTGGTATGATTGGGCGTGCGATAATTGGGGCACGAAATGGGATGTCTGTTCGCCATGGGATACAGATGAAATCTATAGCGATGAGAATGGCGAGACATATGTGTTCAAGTTCGACACAGCATGGTCGCCACCAATCCCTGTATATGATGAGATGATTAAACAGGGATTCAATCTGGTCGCCAAATATGTGGAGTATGGCATGGGATACCATGGCGAATATTCCATAGATGGGGATTTCTATCACAATGAAATACAGGATGGGGATGAGATAGACGAACATCTCCAATCTGAATACGCCTAGAGCGATGGGGCTGGTGATGCCAGCCCCATCCATCCGGCTGCCCAGTCCTCGAGACTGGGCTTTTATTTGTTTTTGTTTCTAGTCCTCCATACTAGAACGGCGCCCAGGGCCAGTCCCTGGGCGTTTTTATTAGTCCCGAATCCCGACCCGACCCGAAAGGCTGCCCGACCTGGTCGTGATCCAGGTGAACCCGAACCCGAACCCGAATCTTTTTGTTTGTTTCCTGGTTGTTTTTAGTTTATATTTAACTTGTAAACTATGGAGGATTACATGGACGTTTTGAAAATTTCTAAAATGACGGGCAAGCTGGACGGGTTCAAAGCATTGAACACGAACACGCTGACAAATGAATATTGCATGAAAATGAGCGCGTGCGGGGATTCGTCAATCATATGTACCGAGTGCTACAGCGTTGAGATGCTAAACGGATTGCGCAAAAATTGCGCTCCCGCATGGCAACACAATAGCGATATGCTGTCCGGTGGATTGATTCCGGAGCATATGTTGCCGACAATCCTAGACGCATTTTTTAGGTTTTCCGGTCATGGCGAGCTGATAAACCTGACCATGTTGGAAAATTTCCACAACATCACGTTACACAATCCGCATTGCTCTTTTGCATTGTGGACAAAGCGCAAGGGTTGGATTCGCAAATTTTACAGCACGCACGCAAAACCCGCGAATCTTATCCTTATCTATAGCAACCCGCGCATTGACGCGGTAATGGACAATCCGCCGGCATTCTTTGATCGGACATTCAACAACGTATCGCCGGACAGTGACGCGCCACAAAATTGCACCGGACAAAAATGCAAGGATTGCTTGCTATGCTATACGCCGAACAATGGCGTCACTCAAATTGTGGAGGCAGTGAAATGAACAAGAGAACAAAAGCAATCTTAGACAGCGCAAGGGCAGAGCGTGCCCTCGCCGATACCGATGCAGAATTGCGCGCAACGATTCCGGACTATGACGCGAAAATGGCGTATCACGCGCATCTAATGGAAACCATGAAACCGGAAACAAGCGAAGAGTTCAAGCTAGTTGGCGCGGCAATGGTCGCAAAATTTGGGGAGTAGTTATGACAAAACAAGATATCATCATGCACATAAAGCACATTGTCGTTGAACAATGCGAAAAGGACCCAGAAGATCGGGACATATTCGCAGCCTTTGGCGCCCTAATCGACAAGATCGAGGAAAGCATAAAGGAGGAGGAGGCTTAGGCCTCCTTTTCTTTTGCCTCGAGCCCAGGTTGCTGTAACCCTGGTACTGGGGCACCAGTCCCTGGCTGCCCAGGTCCAGGATCCCCGAACCCCGAACCCGAATCCCCGACTCCCGAACCCCGAAGCTGCTCCAGTACCGATTCAAGATGCCCGATCCCCGACTCCCGAACCTGGTGCCACAGGTCCTGGTGTCCCGAACCCCGAAACAAGCTCCCCGAACGTAGGCCATTGCGCCCGATTTCAAGGCTCTGGGCGCCCTCAAACAAAATTAGGTCACCCGAAGGGAGGTGCTTAACCAAGATGAATGACAAGCCGCCATTACGCGAATACGCGGTATTCCACGCGATTTGTTGCGGCGATAATCGAACCGTGTTGTTTTTAGTTGTTTTTAATTCTATCCAGAATACAAGCCCAGACCATGCAAAATGTACGTCAGGCACGCCGCCACCATGGCGGTTCTCGATTCTAGTCGGATAACAGTTCTTCGGCAGATTCCTGCGGACGGTGTTCCAAAAGTTCGCCTCCGGTGTCGGCATCAGTTACCTCCTTATACTCGCCTTCGATGAAGGCTTGTGGATACTGCTGACGAAGTTGAGACAAACGGGCGGTGATCTCTTCACGGGAAAGATCATCAAGCTGGTGAATCTGTTCTCGCCTATCTACGGTCAAGCCACCAAGAGCGGAACGAATCTTCTCAGCGTTAATCGCGGCTGAAAACTGACCAGCCTCTTCCGCACCAGAAGACAGCTCGTGCAATCGCTTGAGCTGACCTGTTACGGTTACGCCATATCGGCGTTCTCGTTCTTCTCTTAGTTCTTGGATGTAATCGACAAGCTGTGGAAACTTTTTGCCTGCCAAAAGATGACCAGCAATGGACGCAGCACTATTGGATGCGTATCCAGCTTTTCTGGCGCACTCCGCATTGGAGTAGATTCCTTCAACATAGTAACGAGCGAACTCCCGCTGACGATTCGTCAACTTTCGTCCAGTCTCGGCCTCTATATCATCTGCAAGAATATCGGTTTTCTTGGTACACATGTCACACTTGTACCCCAAAAAAACAATGATTTGAAGCCTTTTCAAAAAAGTCCAAAAAACCAACATTTGTACTTGTAGTCTTATAGAGTCTCCAAAGTGTGACAAGTGTGCCAAAAATGCTTAGAAGTGTGCCAAGCTCAAACCCTTGATATCCGTGGATCACAGCCATTCTTGTCACACTTGTCACACTTGTCACACTACATTTGAACTTTTTTCAAAACTTTTTTTTCAGCAAAAGAGGTGTAACAAATGAGACAAATGTGCCAAGCCGATTGAGGAAGAGTATCGGTTCTCTGGGTTCGGTAAAATAACCTGTTGCATGTTGTCTTGTTTCCTGTATAGTTAACAAATAAATATCAGTCATGGAGGACGATATGCAGGAAGTACAGGAAAGGCTCGTGATTCAAGGCTCACGCATCGAGTACGCTATTTATTGCGATTGGTGTTGTGGTCATGGGTTTGAGTCTGGCAGGCGCGGCGATGTTGTTGATTGTCACAAGTGCCATGGTTCGGGATTCAAGTTTCAATATGTGATGGAGGAAGACAATGGGAACTAGAGCGATTTACATTTTTGAGGACGAGCATGAAGAGGTTCATGTTTACAAGCATTATGACAACTACCCAGAAGGTGCGGTGGATTTCATTGAGAACGCCAAGGAGTTCGCATGGGAGTTGCCACGCTTTGAGGCTGACGAGTTTGCGGCATCGTTTGTTGCGGCGAACAAAGATCGGAGGGGCGGTGGTGTTCGTTTGGTTAATGCGCGGTTCAAGGATCGTGATGAGATGTTGGAGGCCAATGATTGGTGTGACTATCATTATGTGATCTCAAAGCATAACAGCCAAGATTTGTGGATTGAGATTTGGGAAAGCCGTCCTGACAAGATGAACGGCACGACTTGGGTTTTGATTGACGAGTTAACGCATACAGAAATGAAGGAGAAATACGGTGAACGTGCTATCGCTATTTGACGGAATGTCGTGTGGAAGGCTTGCCCTTGAGAGGGCAGGTTTTCCTGTTACCAACTACTTTGCCAGCGAGATCGACAAGTATGCGATCCAAGTTGCGAAGGCCAACTTTCCGGACACCATTCACATTGGTGATGTAACGAAGATCAAGACGCATGAAGGGCACATCAACTATTTTGATGACGCACCGTTGGTTTCAGATTTGAGAAAAGTTCGTCAGACCAAAATTGATCTGTTGATCGGCGGCTCGCCATGTCAGGGATTTTCGTTTGCTGGCAAGCAACTCAATTTTGACGATCCGCGTTCCAAACTTTTCTTTGAGTTCGTGCGGCTGTTGAAAGCGTTGAAGCCAAAGTATTTCCTGTTAGAGAACGTCAATATGAAGAAAGAGTATCAGGACGTTATATCTGACCTTCTGGGATGCAAGCCTGTGGATATCAATTCTAATCGTGTGAGCGCACAGAATCGGCGGCGGTTGTATTGGACGAACATTCCAGTCCGCTCCATGCCGGAGAACAAGCACATCTATTTGAAGGACATCTTGGAGGATGGGTTCACGGATCGCGAGAAGTCGCATTGCATTGACGCGAACTACTTCAAGGGTGGCAATCTGAAGTCGTACTTTCAGAAGAACCGCCGCCAGCTTGTGTTTGATTTTGAC